GGCTGGTGCTCCTCTGGCTTGAGCGCGAAAGAGTACGAGTAGATACCGGGGCAGGGGGCGCCAGTGTGGTGCTGGTAGGCCTGGACCTGGTTGAAGTACTTACCCTTCTGCTCCTTGAATCGGTCTTGGCCGTTGAGGACGAGCTTGAATTCCTTGAGGGGACCGGCGACCTCCTCCGAATAGATTTCGTTACCACCATCGGTGCCGAGCTTGAGGAGGGGGGAACCCTGCGCAGCTGGGGCAATGAACGCATTGGAAGTCGCGATGGTCTGGTCGGAATCAATAACGACGTTCGCGCTGTCAGAACGCGTGGTGAAGTTCCAAAGGGAGCTCACCGCAGATGGCTTGGAGAAGCACCACACGAGCTCCTTAACGGGGTGGTTATAGGAGAGGCGGACCTGCTTGGTGGAATCGACAGTGTCGACACCAGTGTGCTGCACCTGCTCGATGAGGTACTCGTGACCCTTCTGGGCGAAGCGGCGACGCTCCTCGGTGTCGAGGTAGATGTAGTTCGCCCAGACCTTGAAGGTGTCGGTGTTGAGGTAGGTATTGAAGTCGGACGCAAGGTCGAAGTCGACGCGGACCTCGTGGTACTGGAGGGCGATGAGGGGGAGGTAGAGACCTGGGTTGCGGTTGAAGAAGAAGATGAGGGGGAGGTAGACGGTATTGCCGGTCGCCGCGGTGGTCATCTTACCCCACGCAAGCTTCTTGGACTCATCCAAGTAGAGCTCGGAGTACATACGCCACCACTTCTGGTAGTGCTTGTCGATGCGCTGACCACCAATGGAAAGCTCAACGTTGTTGATCGCACGCTCCGCGACCCAGCACGCGAGCTTGGAGTCGGCCGCCGAGGACTTGAGTTCGAGGTACATGTCACCGACGAGATCACCGTTGCGCGCAACGGTGACGGACACGCGACCACCAGCGGAGGGGGTACCGTTGACGGTCTGCTCGATGTTCTCCATCGCGAAGTTGGTGTGGCGCTTGTATTTCGCCTGGAAGAAGGTCACCTCAGGGTTACCAGTAAGGTAGACATCCTGGGCACCGTACGCTACGAGTTGCATGAGACCACCGGCCATTTTGAGAGTTTGTTGTACTATATACAGAGAAAATAATTCTGCGAAATTTCGCGATCCAATTTTTCTCAGTCAAGTTTAAATGTCGTCACAGCCTGAAAAAGAAATTGAGATCGAAGAGGGAGAAATTGTATCCGACACAGAAACAGAAGAGGATCTTTTTGAAGATCAAGAAATCGAAGAGGGAATTGACATGGTGGAATTTATGGGTTCCCTACTCGCTACACCAGAAGGGGATACAGTGTGTACAGCCCTAGTCAACATTGGTCTTCAACTACAAAACCAAAATAAAATACTCATAAAGATTTTGAGTAAACTTCAAACTGCTTAAGGAATAAAGTACTGTAAATATAAATGGAAGAAACCCACTTCATCGACAAGGAACCCAACACTTATGAGGCTTTGGCGGAACTTCATAAGCAACAAATCCGTTCGATGAACTTGGAACAAATATATAGGACCATTGATTCCCTAGAATTTCGATGGGATCTGAGGACGGGTGATTACAGGAACGCCCGTGAGTTGGGGTATAGACAATTCATTCACCCCGATAATTTCAGTCTTGAAGGGAACCCAGATCCCTCGAGGATAGATATACTCGCGATCAAAGACATCAAAAACAGGCACCGGCGGTTTCTTGCTGACCTGAAGAATTATATCAGGGAAATTAAGGTTCACAAAAAAGAATCGGATGATGTCGAAGTTTCCATCATTAAACGGGTCAATAATATTTTCAAACAGGTAAATGATGGATATGAAAATATTAGACGGCATTATACATCCTTCGAACGTGTCGTCAACCCCACTGCGATGCCCCAAATTGTCACGAGTGCAGATCCCTCCACTATGGATGAAGATGAGATTGAGAGTGCCACCCCCTTCCAGAAATGTCTGCTCTACACCCTTGACCAAACCTATAAGTCGGGGTACAGACGATACAAGGGATACTGTTGTGAAGAAATTAAGACCATCGAAGGGTTTCGAACGCGTGCATGGAACCCAAAGTTTACCATCGAGGACTTTGTACACTCCCTCTCACAGAAGGATGACGACTTCAACAACTGGAAAAACTTCACGAGTAGAGGTTCAGTATTCAGGGATGTAATTGAAAATGTGTCAAAGTGTGTCGATCACCAATTTCCGCAGATCGAGAAGAGACGTCACGTTTGGTCCTTCAGAAACGGTGTGTTCGTTGGTAAACAGTACATCGCGGAAGATGTATATGATTGTCGGTTCTATCCCTACAAGAGTAAGGAGTTTATGTGCCTCGACCCTACCATTGTGGCGTGTAAGTACTTTGACCAGCAGTTTGACGACTTCCCGGACATCGAAAGGTGGCAGGACATCCCAACCCCCTACTTTGATAGTGTACTGAGGTATCAGAAATTTGAGGAGGAAGTTTGCAATTGGGCCTATGTCATGGGTGGTCGACTCTGCTTCGATGTGAACGATATGGATTCGTGGCAGGTTATCCCATTCTTCAAGGGTATCGCGAGATCCGGAAAGTCCACCCTCATCACCAAGGTGTTCAAGAAGTTCTACGAGAGTGAAGACGTTGGGACCCTCTCGAACAACATCGAGAAGAAGTTTGGACTCTCGGCGATCAAGGACTCATTCATGTTCATCGCCCCAGAGGTCAAAGGTGACCTAGCCCTAGAACAGGCGGAGTTCCAGTCCATCGTTTCGGGGGAAGATGTTTCCATCGCGGTGAAGAACAAGACTGCCATGTCGTTTGAGTGGAAAGTCCCAGGGGTCTTGGGTGGTAACGAAGTCCCAAACTGGAAGGATAACTCCGGTTCTGTTCTCCGCCGCATTCTACCCTGGAACTTCAGTAAACAGGTTCAGGATGCAGACCCCCAGTTGGACAAGAAGCTTGACAAGGAGTTACCCATTATTTTGTACAAGTGCATTAGGGCCTACCACGACTATTCCAAAAAGTATAACGACAAAGACATTTGGAATGTGGTACCAGATTACTTCAAGAAGATACAGAAACAGGTGGCGATGGTTGCGAGTACCCTGACGAACTTCCTAGAGTCTACAAATGTCAACTTTGGTGCAGACCTATTCGTCCCACAGAAGATGTTTATAGTGGTGTTCAATCAACACTGCCAAGCCAACAACCTCGGGAAGCCCAAGTTCAACCAGGACTTTTACGCCGGTCCGTTTAGTTCTAGGGAAATTGAAGTCAGGGAGGAAGTTGTAACCTACAAGGGTAGGACCTACCCCAAGCAGCCAATTATATATGGGTTGGATGTGATCTCCGAAGACGCTGTGGAGTTCTCAGACAACTTTTAAAAAAAATACTCACCAATAGTAATATGAGCCAACAGGCCAGGGAATTTATACGAAGTTCTGGTGTTGAGATCACACCAAGTAATACTTCTTTCCCTCCCCGTCTAGAAAGAAATATTGTAAACGATACCAAATATGGTGAATTTTCCGAATTTATGAATAACGAAAATAGAATGAAAAATTTTTTGAATGAGGTGGGTGCGCCAGAAGTGGTGCCCGTCACTTTGAGTAAGTTAAATTTAGGCATGTTTAATGCCACAGTAAACAGGAATTTTGGACCAGGTAATCGTGTAGATCTTAAAGCCATACTTATGCGACCACCAGTTGGTCGAACTCCCATTGGTGAAGGTCTTTATGTAGACACCGAAGACCTTCGCGGTGTGTACGGTCAGTTTAAGACTGGGTTTTCTCACACGAAAAATTACGGACCAAAGGGAAATATAAACCTGAACTTTTCTACTGTCCAAATCAAATTGAAAATCTCTAATGATGTGGAATCTAAGGGAGGCACCGTGAACATCTATAAAAACGGTAAGATTCGGTTTTCAGGGGGCTTCGTTGGAAGTGATATTTCCAATCAAGCTGAGCTTATTCGAAATTTCGTAATAGACAAATACACAGAAAAACAACAATTCTTGTACAATCCATTTGAGTATAACAATCTCAGTGGAACCTTTATGTTCAACGGTATAATCACGGACATGGTGAAAGTCGCAAGACTTCAAAATAAGTATGAAATATCCTACGTTTCCTACGAACCCGAATTGGCTCCCTTCTTGTACATGACATTCAAGAATCATAAGTTCATTCTGTCCAAATCTGGAAACATACAGATTTCGGGAGCTAAGAATCCCAAGGACATGATGGAGGCCTACAATGCGGGTGGGGAACTTATCCAGATTTTATATCGAAATAGACTCATCAATGTGACAGGTGTATTCCCCAAAAAGGCTCAAAAGACGACGACGAAAATCACAGTGCCCCGTGTTCGACCCACCAAAGCGACCAAACCACGCGGGCGTCAAGCCCGCGCCCTCGTGTTCATGATTGGTGCAAAAAAATGCGTGAGTCTTAAAAAGGCTGAACTCCTAGACATGGCCAAAAAGATGGGTATCGTAGACATAACCAAGAAAACATCGAAGGTGGAGATATGTAAGAAGATCGAAGCCAAAAATAACAAAAAGAACGTCACATTTAAGAACAATGGTAAAAATGTACGTCTCGCGGGTACAGGTTCTAAATTCCGCGTTGGTAAAAAAACGTGCATCGATTATCCAAAAAAGGAACTTGTCCGTGTCGCGACTATTCTAAACATAGCCATAGACCCTAAAGAAACCAAAGTTTCTATATGTAAGAAGATTGAAAAGGCTCGGAATGAACTGGCTAAGCCAAAACCAAAGCCAAAGTCCCCAAATAGCAATAATAATAACAATAATAACTTTGCGGCAAATTTAGAGCGGACTATGATTCAACAAAATGCTCTTAGGAAGAGACGACTCAATGATAACTCTATCCGAAAGGATCTCACCAAACTTTATGGGGACAAATGGATGAAGAGATATAAACCTTCCCTGAACCAGGATGTAAGGAATGTTAAGAAGGAAATAAACTCTATTTCAAAGGTAAACAAAAAGGGTGTACCTTTCAAGAAGGATGTTGATGCCATCAAAAAGAATATGGTTTCTCAGTGGAAATTACAGAGAAAGAGGGAACTCGAAAAAAAGTTTTACATGAACACCGCAAACGTTACGGGTATCGCCAATAATTTGAAAAGTTCATATCGTCGCGCGGTTGCAAACTACGCCATGAACCAAAAGAACCCCCCAACCAAAAAGAAATTGGACAACTATAGAAAATATTGGTTAAAGTTTAGAGCTAATATGAATGTAAATAATGCACGAAAGAAGTGGAACACTGTCGCCAAAGCCGCCCGCGGAAGAACTTCTTTCCCGGCTGGAACTAGGGTTGAGAAAGTATAATCACGGTGTCCGGGTAAATGATGATACACGGACTTGGGGGACCCGTACAAACTCCTGGATGGAGATGGCTAGGGAGGAATTTCTAGATGGCATAATCTACGTGGCAGCCGACTATATTAGAATTGGGAGAAACGGTAAAGACCATAAGAGCCTACTTGAAATAGAGTTTAACGACTATTACAGGAAGGATGATAATAGATTGATTATGTATATTCTGGACAATTATACCAGAATTGATAGCCCGAAGCACAAGAAGATGATCAGCACTTTATGCTCTTGTTTATAATCTTTTCAGGTTCCGCAGTTTGTTTGAGATGTATCGTGTGATAGGAAAAATCATACTTTGGGAACGTTCGTTTTATTAAATCTGAAATTGTAAGGGCATCTATGAAGCGGGGCATCCCCGAACACACTGAATTTCGTTCAACTTGGAGAAACCTATCCTCCAATTGCACGAACTTTTTTAACTCCTGACCGGAAACCCCGTCCCCCCTCATCCGATTGTACATCTTCTTAGACATACCTTGGCTCAGATAGAAGTTTTTAGAAACATCCACCTCCTCCGACCTGACAGTCTTCTCGTAGATCATTGAAAACACAATTATACCCGCTATGATGTAGAACATCTTAAAGTATACTGATATTATTTATGGTGTATAATAGTTAGGATTTCGTACTCTGGCACCGTGCCAATCCCACGGTCGGTTCCCACAATGACGACTGTTATCATACAATCTACATCTGTGACTATGTTCGTAGTTTGCCTGCATGTATGCTTTACACCTAGGATCTCTCCAACATACGTCGTCACAAAACGCTTGGGACCCCCCGGGGTTCATAACATCCCACCACCCGCCACATAAATTATAACCTGGATGGGTGAACCTAGGTGGACAACCGTGGGTATTACATTTTTTACTCTCAGTCTTACCATTGGCACCACCCGGACATGTTGAACCATCACCATCACCCTTCGTTTTCACAATAAACTTTCTAGTTGAACTTCCCGTTCCACATCTTCTACTGCATCCCGACCACCCAGTCCAACTACCAGTGCTCCCCTTACACACCTTAAATCCATCTTTGTTAATGTCGTATACACACGCCTTACCGCCATTCTCAGCCTTTCTAAGTGTAATCCAATCGCGCTTCTGGCTACCATCCGGCTGTTTACCATCTTCACTACAACCAGCAGAACATTTAGACCACGGACCCCATTTACCTACACAGTCTACGGGTTCTAAAGTCCACTTCTTTGTACCAAAATCATATCTGTGTTTAGTTCCTTTTTTTGCTTGTGCTTCTGAAAGGTTACTGGTCTTAGTGACCATTTGTAGATCATCGTCCAATAACATAACCTTGAGTTTATCTAAACGGTGCGCAGACCCCACTCGATCGACTATAACAACACTGTGGATTTCCTGCATAGACCCCAAATCAATCTCAAACGACTGCCTTTGTGGTTGAGTGTCATCAAATGCCTTCCCTCCCGTATGACCCAGTGTCATTTCGTCACCATCATTAAATTTAGAGACCCAATCTTTGTAACCTGGTGTATTACTGGCAATGGGCTTTTTCAATGCAATATTCTTACCATCTTTACCGTACACGTAGACCTCCATTAAATTTATATACCGATCGTTCCAATTCGAAATAAGGTCAGTTTTCCCCACTTTTATAGTTTTTGCCTTTGGGTATCTTGGTTTCGGAATCATGGCCGCCGCCGTGGCCTGTAATGGGGGTTTAACCACGGAAGATGTGGGGGGGACCTTTAGATCGAGTTTAGACTCGGGAGATATTGGACTGGTCTGTACCGGTGTTGATTTATTCATAGTGAAGTACAGACCGGTTACCAGAGAACTTACAAGTAATAATATAACAACTATCACTAACATATAAAAAGGTGAGAAAAAAATTATTAACCACATTGTAAACAATCCGGTGGATTTCTCATTGTCATAGCAGAGACACGTTATTTTTTAGTTATTTGTAGGTCTACTATTTGGATCGGTTCCAAACAATTCTCCCCGCCGCGCCCGTACCCGCTCGAGCTCGACCCACCTGTGTACCGCACCACCCGTTGACTACCAGGTCGTCGGTACCAATAATCGACTTTCCTTCCATAGGGAACCTTTATAGATCTTACACCGTTCAAAGGCGTCTTGTAAATTCCGATCTTAAATACTTTACAGTTTTTGTAACCACATGAATAACAAATTTGTACATCCTTATTACAAACCCCCTTACATGCCTTAAATCCATCTTTGTTGATATCGTACACACACGCCTTACCACCATTCTTAGCTTTTTTAAGTGTAATCCAATTACGCTTCTGGGTACCAACCGGTGGAATACCACCCTCACACTCAGTAGAACCAACAGAACACGTGGACCATTCACCCCATTTACCTACACAGTCTACGGGTTGTTCCGTTTTTTCACTTTCATTGTCCGCGGCCATATTCTTCATGATCCACAACGCGAGTGTGGTGCTACCAAAGCCATACCCCCCGGGAAGCTCACGGTTGTCCCTTTTTTGGTTCTCTGGCTCTGGGCCCCAATGTTTGGGAAATTTACGTCGTCCGGGGGACCTCATCGGGGGCTTTATGGTCTCGGTGACCACGAGTTTTTCACTCTCGGTAGTGGGTATGGGTCTGGGTCTATACACCATAAAAATACCAACTGATGTAATTATTAAAATAATGACAATCGCTACAGCTAACATATATTAGGTTCACATAATTTTCACTAGGTCATTCACCTTATTGATGATGTTGAACAACTTGTAGACTGAATCTACATCATCTGGCTTCACAATCTCAAGTTCAATCTGGTATGAGGACTCCTCCTCCGAGTCCATGTCGACGTTGTCCCCCGAAGAGATTGTCATGTCGATGCTCAGGTTCTTGCGCACGAATGAATGGCGCATCTTTGTCCTCTTCCTATCCATCTCATACTCCCCAGAGGTGGGGATCTCCCGAGCGATGCACACCCTCACATCAAGGGGATCGCATTTGAAGTCCTCCTTGACGACACTGATCTTTTGGATCATTGTCTGCTCCCCCGTGTCTTCGTTGGAGGTGATCCGCACATTGCTGTTATCGTTATAGTACACGTCAGACTCGGTATAGTTGGTGGACTCCCACCCATCGTAGTTCTTCAACCCCTTTAGGACGCGTTCCCAAGTTTCCTTACCGACATTGGTGTCGAAGAGGGAACCATTATGCTTTCCGAGGCGAATCTCAACCTCGATGTTCTCTTCGGCCTTGAGGGCCTCGAAGGAGGGGAGGATGGTATCGGTGATGTGCTTAATATCCATTGTGATTTTTACTTAACAAATATACTTTGCGTCATTTACTTAAGCCTTTTTTATCGATAAAATGTAATGAAGGGTTTTACCAACCTTGGGAACACCTGTTATTTTAATACAGCTGTTCAATGCCTTCTACATACACCAGTTCTCACAAACTACTTTTTGAAAAACCCGTACGAGGGGGAATGTAGATTTACCCAGGTATATTCTAAATTTGTCACCGTCTATTGGACGAGCGGTCGTCCAGAACTATCTCTCTTAACACTCCTAGCTAGATTCCGAGAAGAGTTCCCACGTTTTAAATCTAGGGAGCAACATGATGTCCAGGAAGCAATCCTATGTATCATAGACATCCTTGAACGATCGCAACCGTTCATTAAACCCTGGTTTTACGGTAAGAAGGTTCAAGAAACTATTTGGCCCGGTGGTAAGTCAACGAGTGAAGAACCCTTCAGTGTTCATTTGGTGACTTCCGATGGTAATGAGTTGGGGGAGATGCTAACGAAGAGTATGGATTGGAATGTACTAGAAAACTTTGAGGACACTGGGGGTAAAGTGCATAACGTGGCTACGACGCGATCCCGCTTTTCGGAGCTTCCCCAAGTTTTGATGATTTCATTTGACACCAAGAGCAACATCAAAATTATAGAAACTATTATTATCGATTCATTTGAATATAATCTTGTGGCGACCGCACTTCATGAGGGTGATCAAAATGATGGACACTACACATCATTTGTAAAGTGTAGAAACAAGTGGCATTTTATAAACGATCATGATATTAAAATCTGTCCATTACCCGAAGAGGCTGGATTCTATTTTATGGTTTACAATCTAAAAACTCCTGAATCTTGATGTCCTCCTTAATATTTACAATCGTCCGATAGAATGTTCTTCTATTATTGGGATGCGTCTTATCCGTTCTCCTCTTTAGGGGTCTCCACCACATACGTTTTCCATCATCTACAAAATCACATTCGACGATGGCCCCTTCCTCAAACCATGGTTCATTCATCAAGTCCATTGCAACTTCAGATTCAAAAACGAGCTTTCCCTTTTCCTGTACATAGAGTCTCCACGCTAGGGGACCACCAACAGTGCCTGGTACTTCCCATGAAGGTTCCTTCTTCATGAGAAAGTCTACAGTATTCTTCTCCTTTGGTTTCCACTTGAACATCGTCTCGTGGGTACCAATCCTCACAGGTTCGTTAACTGGGGTGAAAACGAGTCCATCGATGCGTTGAGTAACGGTGGGGAGGTACACGTCCAAGAACTTATCGTAGTCCCTCATTTGATGAAACGTCTTCACCTTGAGACGGTATCTATCACTTTTCATATAGATGATAGACCCGGTTACAATCTTACATGCTTCCAGTCTCAATATTAGATTCAAATCCCAAACTGGTTCACCATTGGCGAAAACTGCGTCATAGACCATGAGGGTATTCTCGTAAAGTTCACCGTCGAGAATGGTTCCCTCATAGGCCACCTTTTTCAGGTTGATTGGGACTTCAAACATGTTGAACGAGCGATTGACAAAGAGACATTTCTTTTTACCTTGGAACATGAGGGCAACCATCATATATCTCTCACCATCCGTCTTCTCACACACTAGGTATTCTGCACCCTTGAGAATGGGGAAGTGTCGACGTTCAATTGAGATGGGTTGGGGTCCTGGGAAGTAGTCCTTACTCTTCCAACAGGTGTGGATATAATTCACGACGTGTTTGTAAAGTGGTGAATTATTACCGATAGACATATTTTTATGTGTGTATATAACTTTAACTGACTTTTACACCGGCGGCGTTTAAGATGTTACTTATACATTCATGTGTATACATAAATGTTAACTTAGATGCTGAAAATGCATAAATCCTCGTCCCACTTTCTTTGAATTTTTCAAACATTTTTGGGGTAATTTTCCAAGAGCCGGACTTTTTATCTTTGATAGTCTTAATCACATTCTTAGTATTCATCATCCAACAACGTGAAGAAGTTTGGGTTACATTGTAGATGTTTTCGGAAATCTTCTTTCCCAGAGAGGTATCAAAGTGTAGACCCATCTGACTGACAGGTTCATTACAGTCACTTCTAACTTTGGTTTTGAAAAGTTCCCAGTCTACACCTTCCTTTACACCGGGGAATACTAGGCATCCCACCCCCTCATGGGGTTGAAAACATTGGTCTAACGAATCTTCATCTACACCGATACCAAAATCTATGAAAATAATACGTTCACATTTTTTCATTTGTTTTTGAATCATCTCAGCTTTATCGTATGGATCATCATTTACAAATACAATTTCATTATTGATATTTTTTTGTATACAGTGAATATTGAGTTTGAGAATAGAATGAAGCGTCTTCACACTACAAGACTTTGACCGAGTGACGATGATGGTAACAATATTCATAGTCGTGTATATACTCTAAGCCTTAAGCCTGTCATTGAGACAGCCACTAAATGGTAAGTTTCCAACGTGACCAAGGGTTGTATTCACGTCTGCATATATTTTACCATCGACTTGTTGCCAGCGACGACAGAATGCGTAATCTTCGGAGAGGTACCTCTGAGTTACGGGGTCTATCATGCAATCAAAGACGGCATGGTAGTCATCGAAATCTCTATTTTGGTGATCATTCTTACACCATAGTTCTGGGAACTTTTCTTCTAGGGTCTTGAAAACCGAACGTTTAATAACCATGAAACCTGTTGGACCGTCTAAAATTTCTATAAATCCATTAACAACGGGACGATTTTGAGCTCCAAAGTTGATTACGAGACTTGAAGATAACATCGACATATCTCGATCGTCACCACCCTTGACAGCATTGGCGGCTTGGTCCCACATGACGACTTTTTTGGGGTAGCATGCGACAGAAAGGTCGTGTCCAGACCTGACCAGACGGACTACTGAGACTGGGTCGAAGTGTATATCGGCATCGATAAACATAAAATATTCACAATCAGTTTTTTGCATGAAACGACCTACTGACACATTACGGGCGCGGTGAACGAGTGATTCATTTTCGGTTGTATCGAGATAAAGCTGAATTCCCTCTTTTATTAAAAGTAGCTGAAGCTGAATAATACTAGACATATACTTCTCTAAACATAGACCACCATAACATGGTGTAGAGAGAAACAACTTGGTCATTTTTTAAACTACACCTTTAACCTCTAAGTGTTTTTTTATGATACCCTCTATCTTATTCAGTGTTGGGATAGACACCGAACACTTTTCACACATCTCCACCTTTGTAACTTTACTCCCCAAAACTATGTGAATAATTGCTGATGCAACACTGTTTGGTGTTTTACTCATTAAATCTACACAATCCTCGGTGGCGTTACACATTTTATTACACCTGAATCTTTCATCCCTACTCACCTCAAAAGAGTTTAGCAAACGATTCATCACATCAAAAGCTTTCGTCACATAGTTCTTCTCAGTCTTCCCCGCTATAGTGTCTTTGAATATTTGGGCTGTTCGACTAATATCCTTCGAATGTATTCCGAACATTTCGGCAATCTCCTTAGTCGTCCTTGGAAACTGAGCATTACGGCATGCGTACAGTACACAGTTCGCCTTGATTCCCAAACGCACCGCACCACGGGTAAGTTTTTCATCGTTAAATTTTTTGTACATCATTTTGGCATCTTTGAGAATCGAGTCTGGTAAAGTGTTACACGCCTCATCAATGTCCTTATACGCGTGAAAAAGAGAACGGTCTTTATGATTCATAGACATATGAAAGTTGATTTTAGCCATACGTTTATTTTCGTATGTTGAAGATCGCTGTGTTGAAATAACAGTTCCCTTCCCCCAATTTTGTGAAAAGAGCTCCGGGTTTGGGTTAGGATTACCACACCTGGATGGATCATTCACTTTTCCATCGTCCGTCATCCCACTCGTCCATTCTGCGGTATCATCGATAAACCTGTCATCTACAAGTCCACATTCTGAGCAAGTTGGTAATCCTTCGGGTGAAATAATTTTAGTACCCGAGCATTCACGACATATATGTATATTAACTGGCTTTTCTTCGGTTTGTTTTGGTAATAATGAATCTAATTGAGTCCAGATAGCTGCCAGCATCTTTTTTAGATACTGTATTTTTTTTTACTTTTTCAAAAACGCATTTACAGACTTAGGCTTTTTACATGCATTTCAATCATATCAACTGTTTCTTTAAAACTTTTCCCCCCTGAAGTCGAGGGTTTCCATTTAGCCCATTCTTTGTCAATCATCTCATGCCCAGGTGGTGGGGAACCCTGTATTTCACTGTCTGATACGATGAAATCATCTAAATCGGAGCCAGATTGACCCTCGTCGTATATATCACTGTCAGTATCTTCGACGTCAATCTCGGAATAGTAAGCAAACATATCAGTACCAAGAGGTTTCATTTCCAGATCCTTAAATGTTGTACCACTTGGGTAGTGCTCCATGAGACTCTCAAAGGGTGCGGGGGACAGTTCCCCGTCGTCTATTTTGTAGACACAAGCGGACTTATAAATAAGTTCAGTTGGATTGAGATACCGAACTCCGAGGGTCAGGCCAGTGTTCATTCCAACGACACCGTACATTTGGTCTTCAACACCGTCTTCGTTTACAAATAGTTTAACTATATCATTTTCGTTTATTTCAGATGGTACAATCATGCTTAGAGTTTTCTCACAAAAAATAATCAGGGATAATATCACAGATGAAAGTTATTATTTACTCGAAGGAAGGATGTCAATATTGCGACCACGCGGTGACCCTCAGTGAGGCGGAGGGTCTCGAATACGAAAAGATTTTGATAGAAAAGGAGGAACTAAAAAAATTATGTGGTGGCAGTGTCGATTCCTACCCTCAAATATTTATTGACGGACGTCATATCGGAAACTACTTTGAATACCAGGAATATATTGAAGATGAATACGAACCCATCCTAGCATCAACCCTCGATAGATTTACTGTCTTTCCCCTGAAGTATCCTGAGCTCTGGGAACTCTACAAGAAGGCTCAAATGTCCAATTGGACAGCGGAAGAGGTAGATCTATCTAGTGACATGGAAGACTGGAAAAATTTAAACGATAATGAAAAGAAATTCATCAAGTACATATTGGCATTCTTCGCTGGTTCCGATGGAATTGTTTTTGAGAATATCAATAACAATTTCGCCGATGAGGTACAAATCTCTGAGGCCCGTTCATTCTATGCATACCAATGCCACAATGAAATGGTCCACGGGGAGACGTACTCTAAACTAATAGACAAATACATCAAAGATTCTACTGAGAAAAAACACCTCTTCGAGGCTATACAAACCGTCCCCTGTATTCAAAAAAAGGCCAACTGGGCCCTAAAATGGTTCGATACCAAGTCCCGAACCTTCGCTGAGCGCCTCTTCGCATTTGCCTGTGTAGAGGGAATCTTCTTTTCTGGGAGTTTCTGTGCCATCTACTGGCTCAAGAAACGGGGCCTGATGCCTGGCCTGTGCTTCTCGAATGAACTTATTTCTAGGGATGAGGGCCTCCACCAGGAGTTTGCCGTCGAGTTGTTTAAACAACTCCGTAACAAACCCTCCACCGAGGTTATTCACTCCATAGTTAGAGAGGCTGTGGAAATTGAAAAGGGGTTTATACTGGATGCCCTTCCCTGTAACCTCATAGGAATGAACTCTGAGAAGATGTCCGAGTACATCGAGTATGTTTCGGATCGCCTTCTCAAGCAGATCGGACAGCCTATACTGTGGGGTTCTAAGAACCCCTTCGATTTTATGGAAAATATCAGCCTGGATGGAAAAACCAACTTCTTTGAGAAGAGGGTAGGAGACTACGGAAAGATGGATGACACCTCGGATGATATTGGGTTTGATGAAGAATTTTAATTAGTACATTGTTCCATCAGCGTCAAGTGTGTGAGATTCAAGAATTCGTCCACTGTCATTTAGGTCTATACTTGGTTCACCAAAATCAGGTTCTGGGGATGGAGCGTCAACCATAGGAACGGGTGCTGCGACAGAAACCTTTGACCCCTTTTTACCGCCACACCCACACCCAGATTTCTTCTTACCACCCTCCTTTTTCACGTTCATCATAGCCCAAACAATGAGAGTGAAAACGATCGTGTGAACAACGAGACCAAATGTAGACGGACATCCATTTGGTGTTGCGATGCTTGGACCAAGTACTCGCCTGACGAGACGGAAAGTTTCAGGATTGGCAATGACAAAGAAGGTAAGACCAGAAATTATAGAAATTATAAATTTGTCCTCCTGTTTCTTACCATTACAACCACAACCACAGTCTTTAAAGAGACCCATTATACTTTTGATATATGTCAACAAAAAAACTTACTTAAAGTCGAGCCCCCTAAGATAGATATAACCAACCAACAATGTCGCTCTCTATTCAACAAATCTCCGAACTTTCCCCCGCTTCCGTGGGCTTCTCGAACCTCCGTAAGAACAAGAATGGCGGTAAAACCGTCTACCTAAACGCCGGCGGCAACAAAAAATGTTATCTTCAACTCCCCTTCATGCGATCCCCCTTCGGTCTCAGTGCCTTTACTGACGAGGGGACTGGACGCACCACCTACTCCCTCGATCTCTCGTTTGACCCCGATAACGAGCAGGCTATGGGGGTGCACAAGACGCTCTCCGAGCTCGACAACATCATCGTCAACACCGTTGCCAAGAACTCTAAGGAGTGGCTCGGTAAGGAGTTCAACGTCGCGGTTCTCAAGGAGGCTCTCTACAAGCCAATGGTTCGCCCAGGTAAGGAGCAGTACCCTTCTACCATGAAGCTGAAGATTACGACCAAGCCCGATGGCACCTTTGTCCCCGAGGCCTACACTATGAACCGTGAGCCTACGACGGTCGACGCCATCGAGAAGGGTCAGAAGGTTATGTGCATCATCGACCTCAGTAGCATCTGGTTCATCGATAACAAGTTCGGTGTCACCATGAGGCTCAACCAATGTCTATTGGAGCAGTCTACGAAGCTCCCGTCCTTCGCCTTCCAGGGCCTCGATCTCCCAGAGCCAGAAGATGAGGACGACGAGGAGGAGGTTGATGAGGAGGTTGATGTCTAATGTCCCTAAAAAAACAAAAAAAAATTCCAATCTCTATTGGTAAGAAGAAAAAAACTTCTTACGAATAAGTAAGAATGTCCAACATTGAGAAGAATCTCAAGAAGATTCTTAGGGGGAAAAAGGGGTGTTCACCCCAAAAGTATTTACCTTCAACAAAGAAAGTTGGATCTGGAGAGTATGGAAATGTATTCAAAGGGAATGTGAATGGGGATGGTAAGAGATATGTAGCCTATAAAGAAGTTAAGTTACCTGGAAATAATACAACCCTCGCTGAATTGCAGAACTATATCAAACAAAATCCAGCTCGAATGGAATACACAATTGCGAAAAAGTTGAAGGGCTTCGGTGTTCCAGAAAATTACATATACAAGACATGCAGTGATAAAGTCATCATCTATATGGAATACATCGATGGTGTAGAATTAAGAAAATGGTGGAAGACCAACCCAACATTAGAACAACAAAAGTCTCTTATAGTTCAAATTATTTACAATCTCTACAGGATCCATAGAAAATATCCAAAATTCAGACACCACGATCTTCATGGAGGCAACATTTTGATAAAAAAGGTACCCGAAAAGAATATCAAAGTTGAGTTAAACAACAAAACGTATACAATTTCAAATGGTGGTATCGAGGCTGTGATGATTGATTTTGGATTTTCACTCTTCCCTCGTATAAAAAACCCTTTGATAAACGACAATTACTTTAAAAATATTGGAATTTCCAGAAACTCTCACAAACTATACGATATACACTTTTTCTTGAACAGTCTTTACGAAATGACCACGCAAACGAAAAACCCAGGGGTGAGGAATTTTATCAACTCTCTCCTACCACCCATGTATTTGGGTGCCAAAAGCACGGTTATTAAAGACTTTAGATTGATTGGCACCGACCGTAAAAATGTCGCTCACACATTTTACCTACCAGGGTTTGAAAATATTTTATCTAAACCCTTCCTCACAGGTGAAACCAAGGTTTTACCCCTACCAAAGCCACGAAAATTTGCGAAACCCCCCATAGCTCCAAAAAAGAAATCCAGTACACCAATCAATAAGGCGGCTGCATATGCGAGGGCGGTAGCTGTTATGAAAAAACGGCGAGAGGTTGGTACTCCCAAGCCAATCCCCCGCAGACGGAGATGATTAAAGTACGATCTTGAATGTGCGCTTAGTGCCCTCATCGACTTCGGAAAGTATCTTAAACTTTGGGGTCTTGGTGAGCTTCACCCCATCCTTAGTGACGAATGACTTCATCCGTTCAACTTCACCACGGGGCATTTTCCTGGTGTACTTGAGTGTGACATTCTTAGTTCCAATAGTAAATTCAGTTGAAGACATTTTAATATTTACCTATAATAAAATATGATTGCTTTCGTGATTCTATTGATTGTTGTTATCATGATTCTCATGCGAACTGAACGGGCTCCACCAAAAGACGGTAAGAAATGGACGGTTTACGGGACCATGGGTTGTGGATGGACTCGTAAGCAGTTAGAATATATGAATAAGAAAAACATACCTCATACGTTTATCGATTGTGATAAAGAATCATGTGCTGGTATGGATGCGTTCCCGACACTCGTAGACCCCAATGGTAAACAATTAGTTGGATACAATGAAGTTTAGAGGCCACGGATGACGGTCATGGAGATGGCGAGAATGAGGGCATCCGTCAAGTTCTTGATAGGCTTGAGGATAGAGATGTGCTTCACGAGCGACCTGTTCCACACGAGGCGGAGGATGAAGGTGCTGATGAGGATTGTGAGCACGAAGATGAGAATTTCAGAGAGAATGTCAGACTTACTTTCGGATTTGGAAACCTCCTTGATCATTTATTAGGGGTGGATATTTTTTTTCTATCCCTACTTCAAATGAAAGACCTCCCCCTGAGTGGGTCAGAAAGTAGGTTTACAAATAGGAGGTGGGGAACAAGTGTAGGTATAGGTAATAATAATTGTTATGCGTATGCTGTTGGTGACTATGAAGCCTATCGTTGGCAGAAATCTATACCAGGTGATAGATCTGGATTGTCAAATGGTAATCACAATTATACCCACTGTACAGGTCTCCCAAACCGCGTCATATCAGACAACCCCAAAAAGGTCTACAAGGTTGATGCGAATACAAAATGTAAAAAGGGCTACTTCAAGGTCATGATGTTTGTTTCCCCTGGGCGACCAACGAACTATATTCGTCAGGGTGACTTTCACTTTTATAAGCAACATGGTGTTGTAGAATACAAAGTGAAGCCTGGAGATACCATAAAATCGGTAGCTAAGTTCTTCAAGGTACCAGAGTCAAGGATAAAGAAGGCTGGAACCTTCAAAACTGGGAAACGCATTATATTCAAAGCTAATGTATTCAGTCACAAGAGGGGGTGGGCTACGGGTCCACTTCTGACTGACGCTAATGGGGGTATGATAAAAGATCCCCGTAAAGCTTCTAGGAACTACCCAGGTCTAAACTATGAGAAGTACTGTAGTTCATTCTGCGTCAAGAATTCCGGTATCAAAGTCGGAAAGACTCATCCCAAGGTCCGATAGAATACTATCTAAATCCATCAAATTTTCGACACCGTCGAAGGATAAATCGAAAAGATCCACAACCTCCATTGTAGTATTTTCATTCAATGACACAGTATTTGACAATGCTGTGTGATTGTTCTGTACTGTGACTGTAATTTTAAATTGTGAAGCATCGAAAACTTTTCTACATACGGGACAAGTATTTTTACCTTTGTTTTTCCATTCCTGTAGACAGTGGGAATGAAACATATGTCCGCATCGAGTCGGTGGATTTGCCCGAGTCGACTTGACCTCATTTAGACATATGGAACATGTTGACATTCTATAGTATGGATGTAAAGTTTTTTTACCAAATTTAGCTCAGTTAGTAAATCTTGGAGGCGTTGACAAGTGGTTTGTTGCAGTCATTGCAGTTGGTCTTCCCCTGCTCGTCTTGGATCTTAGAGAGCATCTCTGGTCCAGACTTTTGGAGCAGCTGCCTGTAAGAGTAGTTGTCCTCGAAGGAAATGTTGTTCTGTTTCATCACGTAGTTGTTGAACAGTTGGGCTGACGTGTTTATGGTGAAGCATCGACCATCGGCCATGCCAAGTCGTTGAGACATCTTTTATTAAAATACACCTAGAAATTAATTTGTCTATTGGATATAGTTTTCATCCATGACTCAAAACCTCTCTCTTTCAAAACCTTCACAAAGGGTTCGCACTTGTATCCCAGAAATATATCAAAAACATCCGTCTCTGTAGTTCGAGAAACCCTAATTCTGGGGTTCTCGTTGATGTGCTGATTAATTATATTGTACCCAAATGCAATTTCCTTTAGGGTCTCTGCCCCTGTGATTATAATCTTCCCTGTGCTGAATATACTGCAAGTAATCTCTTTCATGTCATGGGCTGGTTTGAACTTAATCTTAACCGCCGAATATCTATCTGGTTCAAAAGACACCTTAAAAATGTCATTGTACCTCTCAAACCAATCTGAAACTTGCATCAGGTTAATGTTATAATTGAGACTGAAGTTTGAATTGATCATCACAACCCGGAAAGATTCCACTGGAGCTGTGTTGGTCATACCCAAAAAGTTTTTGAAAATGAAAATAAGTTGGGTGATGATGCGCTTACAATCGAAGAGATCACAACACCCTGCAACTTGGATACTTCCATTTGGGAACACCTTTACAGACTTCGTACTGTATGTATCGTGGTAGGTAAGTGTGACCTGATTGTAAAATGTAGTTGGCTTCAATTTCCATTCAAATCCATCCATTTTTGATCCCTGTCGCCTCATCTTGTAGGAACCAATCCTCTCAAAAGTGGTCCGTAATCTATCGATATCAATTTTTTGGACAAAGCTCGAGACCATCGTAATTGTGGTAATCTTTATCCACGAGGGTTTAAACTCTTCTGGTAACTGATTCCGGAAATCATTTATAGTGAGGAGGTAGGAAAAACTGTTATTAGCGATTGAAGAGTACATACTTTTTACGTGGACAGAAGCCACTTAGGTGTTTAAAGAAACAAAACGTCTTTAAATCAAATGACCTCCTTTTTTAAGTCTGCTCGACATATTCATGACGTGGAGTCTGATCTTTCATATGTTGAGATTGAATACGAACGCTATATTAGAAGTGTAGGGCAATATGCGACTTTTAAAGATTACATCAATACAGAGCCCCTCGCTGATTGGGTATATTTAGAGTCAAACACACAATCTATTCAATACGAAAAATTCCTCGACGCCATGGTGAAAAAAACATTGGAGGTGAGGCAGCGGATGTGTGAAGTTCTACTTGAAAATACATTGGCATACGAGCGGATAGATAATGTTTATCTTCGCCTCTTACACGCAAGTAAAATTTTAGATCCTACATTTCAACCACCTCGTATAAATAAGGAGAGTGCTTGGCAAGTGGAGTTCATGAAGAAATTCTGCAACGAATCTATACAGGATATCATACAGGGATGTACAAATATGTCACGTCTGTCATATTTCTTTAACGTTTTGCGTACAATAGACCTAAATACACCATTATGATTATACATAAAATCATACCAATCATTGGTGCGGTAGGTTCACCGACACCGACACCGACACCGACAGTGGGAGCACTCTTGATTTTCTTGGGTGCAACCCCGCAATCTATGTTCCTACGGGGGTGGATATTATCGAAAGTGGCTCGAGAATCACCCTCCTTCTCAGTGCTACACAGACCATATTCACAGAAAACACTGCCAGATGCCTCGACTTTTTTTACCGGACGAACTTCCTCAAAATCCTCAAAATCACCTGTCTGTCTCACACCTCCTGGAAGGGAGAAATCGCGAGAGACAAATGGGTTCACGTCGTCAATTGTATCTTGGTCACTGAGCATAAACTCACTCATTATTAGTATTACTTCAGATTATATTTTTTGTCTGTCATTTTATGTTTGTGTTCATTCCACATTTCATCAAGATCCACGTTTAGCATATGGGCTAGTTGAAACAGGTAACTAAACACATCCCCCATCTCCATCATGACATCTGTTCCCCTCTCCTTTTTCAAATTCATCTTCTTGAAGACCTTTTTGTGCTGGCGGATAGCTGATGCTAATTCTCCAAATTCTTCTGTGAGAAGAAGCCACACAGTATCAATGGCTGCCCTATCCCAGCCCTTCGATTTACATACTTTTTCAGTTTCTATTTTATAGTAGTTGAGACTCATCACTTATCATACTTGAGACTACAATCTTTAATTGATTCCAATTTTGTTATTGAAATCTATCTTTTTCCCAACTGTACTCGTGTTTACTGGTTGATCTAGGGGCATACTAATAGTATCAATATCATTGGCATATGCAATGTATTGGGAAACACCCGTTTGAATTTGGGATAACGCCATATCGATGACCCGCATGTTCATGGCCTTAACTTGTTCCTTAACCTTGGTGTGGTGATCCCCGGAGTTGTTTATGAAAACGACCCTCATGATACCATATAGATCATCCGGGTTTTGGTAATCGATAGAAATACCAGTCTTATTTTTGAACGCCTGGCGAATCCCACGCTGGAGAATATTTCTATTGAATTCCGAAAAGAATAGAGTATTAAGTGGAGTCTCACATTGCTTGATGGATTCAAGAATCCCCATTTAATATAACACCCGAAAAAAAATTATCCGTAGATACTAAATGTTAGACTACGCTGACTTCAATGAAGTCTATGCCAACAAACCCCAAAATGTCGAGAAAATTCCATGTGAACCCCCAGCCTGTTTCGTTGGCTCGTATGCCCCAGTAGCCAAGGCTGGGGAGACTGGGCCATTCTTCGTGAACACATACCTTCTCCAACCTAACCGTAAAATGGAAGTTGCCGGACCAGTCCCTGTCCGGAGCAAGGATCTCGAGTGTGGGAAGTAAGTTAAAAATAAAAGTGGAATAAAAAGTATATGAGGGTCACTAAACGCTCAGGTCGTATTGAGGATATGAAATTTGATAGCATCACCAATAGGATCAAGAACTTAACGTACGGACTTTCTGAAACTTGCGATTCCACAAAAGTTGCACAACAGGTATTCTCGTCCCTCTACGATGGCATCACCACCCAGGAAATTGATATCCTCTCCGCTGAAATTTGTGTCGGTATGATCACCTCCGATCCAGACTACGAGATACTGGCCACCAGGATTATCGCAAGTAATATCCAGAAGGTTTGTCCAAACAACTTCCACATCGCCATGAAGAAACTTCAGAAAGCTGGGATTATTACAGAAGAAGTTGTAGACGTTGCCCTAAAAGTCAAAGATGATATCAAGACTGAGAGGGACTTTGACTTTGGGTACTTTGGTATCAAAACCCTAGAGAAGAGCTACCTCCAACGCCTAGAGGGAAAGCTCATCGAAACCCCCCAATATATGTTTATGCGGGTCTCTATTGGTATTCATGGTACCGATCTCCCCGCTGTTCTAGAGACCTATGACAAAATGTCCCAAGGCTACTTCATCCACGCCACCCCAACACTCTTCAATTCCGGGACACCCCGTCCACAAATGTCCTCGTGCTTTCTCATCGCTAACAAGGCAGATAGCATAGATGGCATTTACGGAACCCTCACAGAGTGTGCCCAAATTTCCAAATGGGCGGGGGGTATCGGGATGCACATCCACGATATTAGGGCCAATAAATCTCGCATCAGGGGAACCAATGGACAATCCGATGGTATCATCCCAATGCTCAGGGTTTTCAATGCCACCGCGCGTTACGTGAACCAAGCTGGTCGCCGCAAGGGATCCATCGCCGTCTACCTAGAGCCGTGGCACGCCGACATCTTGGACTTCCTAGAGATTCGCCTAAACCAAGGTGACGATGAAGCGAGGTGCCGGGACCTCTTCTCAGCCCTGTGGATTCCGGATCTCTTCATGAAAAGGGTTGAAGAAGGTGGGAAATGGTCCCTCTTCTGCCCCGATACCGCTAAGGGGCTCTCCGACGTCTATGGTGAGGAGTTTGAGGAGTTGTACCTAAAGTATGAGGAGGAGGGTCTCGCCACCACCACAGTCCCAGCCACTGAGGTGTGGAAGGCTATTCTCAAGTCCCAAACAGAGACAGGTACCCCTTACATGCTCTACAAGGATGCATGCAACAAGAAGAGTAACCAGAAGAATTTGGGCGTCATCAAGAGCTCCAATCTATGCACGGAAATTATAGAGTACACTGACAAAGACGAGACTTCGGTATGCAACCTGGCCTCTATTGCCCTCCCCAAGTATGTCAATGTGGAGACCAAGACATTCGACTACGCGAAACTCCACGAAGTCACCAAGATGGTCACAAAGAACCTGAATCGGGTCATCGACCGTAACTTTTACCCAGTGGAGACTGCGAGGAACTCCAACATGAAGCACCGTCCGATTGGACTGGGTGTCCAAGGTCTCGCTGACGTATTCATCCTATGTGGTCTACCCTTCGACTCCTACGAATCCCGCCTCATGAATGTACACATTTTCGAGACCATGTATCATGCAGCTCTGGAGGCAAGCTCTGAGCTCGCCGAAATTGATGGTTCCTACGAGACCTTTCAGGGGTCCCCCGCATCCCAAGGTATTCTCCAACAGGATATGTGGGGGGGTGGGGTTCGAATGAGTGGTATGTACGACTGGCCTGCTATGAGGGAGCGTGTAAAGACGAAGGGTCTGAGGAACAGTCTCCTCATGGCCCCAATGCCCACAGCCTCAACGGCCCAAATTTTGGGAAATAACGAATGCTTCGAACCCTACACCACAAACATTTACCTGAGGCGTACCCTAGCTGGGGAGTTCGTCGTGGTCAACAAACACCTGGTCAACCACCTCAAGGAGGCTGGTCTGTGGTCCAAGGAGATGAAAGACATCATGGTTAAGGCTGGGGGCTCTATCCAAAATATTGTAGACATCCCAAAGGAAATTAAGGAACTTTACAAGACTGTATGGGAAATCAGCCAGAAGTGTATCATCGATATGGCAGCCGATAGAGGACGATACATCGACCAATCCCAATCCATGAATCTCTTCATGGAGAGTCCCACGATGTCAAAGCTTTCATCGATGCACATGTACGCATGGAAATCTGGATTAAAGACTGGTATGTACTACCTACGATCAAAGGCAAAAGCTCGACCAATCCAGTTTAGCCTAGAGCCAGATTGTGTGGCGTGTTCGGCTTAAAGTTTTGAACCTATAATCATTTAGAAAGACATGGACAAGGCAATCGATAACCTCCAAATCAATGAATTCAATAATAGAAAGATTGTTTTAACCACCAAACAAGGTACACCCCTTCGTATCCAATTCCCCCGGATGTATATGCCATTTGGGGTTTCCGGTTTCACCCCCGAGGTTGGACCCACTAAGTACAATATCGACTTCGCAATCAAGGGATATGATGAGGATGACAGCTACATGAAGAAATTCTACGAGAGTGTTCGAAAACTTGAAGATAAAATTATCAATGCCGTCGTCGAACAAAGTGAAGTAATCTTTGGAAGCCAAATGTCTAAGGAGGAACTCGCTCCGATGTTTAACTCCAATGTGAAAATGTCACCCGACAGAGAACCAAAATTCAGAGTAAAGATCGACACAGATATCGACGGGAATATTAAACCAAATGTCTATGATGCAGAAAAAAACCCTAAAAAAGATGAAGCAACAAACGGTCTGTACGCAAGGAATTCAGGTCAGGCTATTGTGGAACTCAATAGCGTGTATTTCTTGAATAAGAAGTTTGGGTGCACATGGAAAACCTACCAACTCATTGTTCACGAGCCACAAAACTTGAAGGGATTTCAATTTATTCTTTAGATTTAGATTTATTCAAAAGCAAAATACTATATACTTTCTGAGCCTCCTTAAGAAGTTTACCCTGTATCCTGGTAAACCTCTTTGGGTCTATGCCTAACTTTAATTTAGCAATTTTCACTGAATCTTCCCACTTGGAGAGAGTCATTCTTACTTTACATCTACATTTTCTTGATGAGCTTCTTGTAAGCCGCGGTGCCCTCCTTGGGCTGAAGCTTGAAACCCTTCTTCGCTGGCTTGAAGACCTTCACCATCGCCTTCTTACCCTCCTCCTTCATGCGCTTGAGCGCAGCCTCACTCGCCGCCTTAGAGACGATGCGGCCATCCTTCATCTTGAGGTCCTTCTTGGAAAGACCACCAGCGGTCATGTCAGCGGTGCCATGGAAAACTTCGGCTCGGGAACCAATCATCTTTATATTACGCCCTGAAAATTTTCTTGATGTCCAAGATTGAAATCTTGTGGTTTACCCGCTTCACCGGAATCTGGGTTTTAACCCTCTCATCGTTGAGAACCTCCGAACACACGATGGACTTGTGGCCCTGGAGGGCCATCATCTCCTCTTCGACACTCAAAAATGTCTCAGTCTCCCTGTAGATCATCTTCTTCACGTAGACTGGTTGGGTCTGACCCGTTCGATGAGAGCGGCCGATTGCCTGAAGCTCAGTCGCAGGGTTCCAAGCTGGGGCCATGATGTAGACCCTGGTGGCCTCTTGAATGTTGAGACCTTGACCACCAGACTTGATCTGGATGATGAAGACCGACCCCGGTGGTGCCTGTTTGAACTTAGTCAACTGGGTACTTCGGTCCTCCTTGGAGACGGACCCATCTATCCTGAATGTGGGACAATCCAATTGACTTTGGATATAGTTCATCTCCCCCACAAACTGACAGAAAATCAGAGTCTTCTCTTGGGGGTGCCCCCCAATCATCTCGAAGAGGGTCTCCATCTTGTGGGAACGCCCAACCCACTGCTCGGGTTTGGTCTCATTCTTCTTCGCAACCCCATCCAAATACATTTGGGGCCAGATCATGCATTGCCGCGCCCGGAGAAGGCATTCCAAAATGACCATGTTCTTGTAGTTGAGACTGGTTGCCGCCTTGAAGGTGTCCTTGATCGTGTCCTGAGCCTCCTTGAAGACAAACTCATACATCTCCCTCTCGTCTGGGTACATATCCAGTTCCACATTCTCAAAGTAGCACGGAGGCAGACGAAGACGTTCGTTGATCTTGGCCAGGTCATCCTTCGTGCGACGGAGAATGTAGATGTCCTTGATCTTCTTGGTCATCCCCTGCACGAGGGACTTCTCGATACCGAGGAACCGGCAGAGGGTCACAAAGTCATCCATCGAGTTGAAGACCGGGGTACCAGTGACAATCCACTTGATACCAGCTTGGAGTCGACAGACACTCTTGGAGATCTTCGAAGACTTATTCCGAATCTCGTGGGCCTCATCCAACACCACCCGATCCCATTGAACCCTGTGGAGGGGGGTATCTGCCTCAACCTTCCCACCCTTCACACTCAATAAAGAATAGGGTGCGATCGTGACATCGTGATCCCCAAGCTTTCGACCAGGTCCATCGAAAACACCCACAGTTAGGGTCGGTGCAAACTTCGCAATCTCCTCAACCCACTGGGTGATGATAGACTTGGGCACTATGAGGAGCGTACGCTTTTGGGGGTTACCCAACATCGTCGCGATCAACTGTATCGTCTTCCCGAGGCCCATCTCGTCACAGAGAAACCCACCCTTAGGTCCCGACTGCTGTCGTTCCATTGTAAGCATCCAGAGAACACCTTCGCGTTGGTACGGGGCGAAGAGCCGACCATTTAGGGTGTTCTTAGCATGCGTGTATTGTTCTTCAATCGTCATGGTTTTGGTTCGATTTCTTAAATGGGTGGGTCACTTAGGTAATTTTTATTTAAATATTTGTAAATAATATGTCTAAAATAGGGAGTGGTTATTATGGTACAGTCTATCGAACCGGACCTAATTCCGCTGTAAAGATTACGAAAGATAAAACGTCACATATGGAATATAAAATCGCCAATCTTCTAAAAGATTTTAACGTTCCCAGAGTGTATGGATACAAAACCTGTAAAGAGAATGTATGTAAATATTCATTACATTACGAGTATATCAAGGGTAAACGTATGGATAAATGGTTAAAAACAAAACCAAATTTACAGAAAAGAAAATCTATTTTGTTTCAAGTTATATATAATTTATATAAAATACATAAAAAGTATCCGAGATTTAGACATAACGATTGTCAGTTAGGGAACATCATAATTAGACGTGTACCTGTCAGAAATATTGTAGCCAAGTTAAAGTCTGATACACTCGAGATTTCAAATCAAGGGGTTGAACCCGTATTTATAGATTTTGGTCACTCTTTATTCCCAGGTATTAAAAGCCCTCTAGAAGGAGGTTCCGATTTTAAAAGATTTAACATTCGACGTAACTCACACAAAATGTCGGATGTACAACACTTTTTATATTCATTTTACAAAAAAAATGATACTACAATCAATAATTACATCAAACGATTATTACCTATAGAATACTTGAAAGAATCAAAATTTGTTAAATATGGTAGAATATGTAAGAGTGTTAATCATGATCGCATACCCAGTTTCGAAACAATGTTAACGAAGTTAGCTACTCTTTAATCTTCGATATAAACATCTTCATCTGTAAGTGGTTCAATCTCACACGGGGGTGGAGGTGGGGGTTCCTTCTTTTTACGCGTCTTCTTTTCCTTTGGTTTAGGGAGTTCATCCAGGTGTTCCCTAAAGTACAGGACTCTATCCCAAAACTCCTTCATCACTGGGAGGTATGTTTTCCACCACTCCCTGTCTCTCTTCACGTTGGTGACGTCAAACTCTTCGGGGCGGGGCCAGTTGGTCTCCGCGGGTTTGTACTGAATGAAATCGGCTTCTTCTAAGTCTAAGATCTCCATGCACAGCTGTAGCTGCGGCATGTAGTGCTCGGGGACCTCACCGGGGATGATTTTTCTTTGGGGTGGACACTTTATTTCCACAAGTTTTCCACTCTCGGAAACACCGTCGGGGCTTCCACCAAGCCATTTGTGCACTGGGTGGGGGCAAAGACCAATTTCGTGTACCACCTCCCCGTGTCGCTCTTCATAGAGGATCCGAGCCTCGTCCTCGTACTTTTCACCATGCCTCGTTGCCTCATTACCAGTGAACTTCTCACCAAGACCACACTTCTTGAGAAGTAAACCGTCGGGAGTTTCATATTTATTTACACCAATGGCTGTAGCGGCATCCGAAGCCGTCAACATGTTTCCGCGGAGGGACAGCCATTCTTCAGATTTCTGTGCCGCATATTCACGTTCTATGAGAGCTTTAACATTTGGGTGCATATTAAATATCTATGGACTATTACTTTTAAGTTCTTCCTGTTTTCTAAGTTGATCTTTTACCTGAAAAAACATCCGGGCTGCATTTTGCTCAGCTTGTTTTTTACTCTTCGCAATACCTCTACTCATACATGCGTTCTGAATGTAGATGTCTATGTAGAAGAGGCCCTCGTACTGACCAACCACCCGGTACTCCGGGAGCTCCATGTTATTGACCTGGCAGTACTTCATCAGGTGATCCTTGAAATTATCGTCAATCATGATGATATTCAAATCCACAATTTGGGGGTCCGTAAAGATTCTTAATACAAACTCTTTCGCGTGGATGAGACCGATGTCCATATAGATGGCTCCAATGAGGGCTTCGAAAGCATCTTCGAGAATCTTCGGGTTATTATTCCATCCGTTACGCATCCCCTTCTCATCCATGATGATGAGGTTCTGAAGTCCCAGGTGATTTGCAATATGTGCCAAAGTTTCACCACGAACAAGCTTGGTGCGAGCTTTCGTGAGGAAACCTTCTTGGCGACTTTCATACCGATCGAAAAGAAACTTAGTAATAACGAAACCTAGGACGGAGTCACCAATGAATTCCAATGTCTCGAAGGACTCTGTAAATTGTGTATACTCTTTGAGAGCAGATTTATGTGTAAAAGCCTTTTGGTACAAATCAAGGTTTTTGATCTTTGTACCAACAAGTTGTTCGATTTGATTTTTGTCAACAAACATTCTTATCAGAAGTAAGTGTTATTTTTTTAAGCCTTTTCCTTCTTCACGTAATGGGGAGAGAGAAACTTTTGGAGGTTAAGGTAGGTAACCTGGACGTCAGCAGGGGGTGCGAGGAGATCCTTAAGTGTATCGTCAAGGATAATTTGACGACCGTTATCCGGATGCTTGAGACCCTTCTCTGTAATGTACTTGTTGATGAACTTGGTCACCTCCGAGCGAGAGATGAGTTCACCTTCTGGGAGAGCCAGGAACCCCCTCAACTTAGGTGTAATTTCCTGTTTGCGGTTGAAGCCGTTGTTCTCAGAACGCTTCTTAGCCTTCTCACCATCTGGATCTTCTTGGGTGTTCTTAATCTTGCGAACAAGCTTAGTGAGAGTCTTGATTTCGTTGCGGAGAGCGGCAAGTTCAGTTTGGATAGTGGAGTCGAGAGACATTGTATCTATCTTAGCGACGAAACCTTTAAGTCTATTCACAGTACGAATAATTATTATATTTCTTTATAATAATGGACGAGAAGATTTACTCAAAGTCAATCATCGATAAATACATCAAGACCAACTTACTATTCGATGATGTCAAGTTGAAAAAATATTATGACAGAAATGCGCAGAGGGATTTAAAAAAATACAGGGAGCGTGTTCACAATAAATACCCAACCAAAGACTTTGATAAAATCGTATACGCATTGATCACAGACTCCATTCGTGACATTATACTCGAGACGATCAGTAAAATCAACGATGTCATGAAGTCTATGGGTGATTTGATCATCAGTGGTGGCGAAGCGTATAACATGTACGTACCTTACGAGGACCGCATTATCACAACTGATATCGACGCCAAGTTTGTTCCCCGTATGCAAATGGATTCCAAGTACTACGGAAAACTTCAGGTAGTCAAGCTTATATTGTGGGATAAAATAGGGGAACTCGCGAAATCACTTAACATGCGGATCAAGCGTCGGTTACTTACAATGATGAAGAAAAATCCCAAAATTTTCAAGTTTTTGGGTCTTGGATTTAAGCAAAATGGACCCTATGTAACTCGACGGTACACTTTATTCAAGAAGAAAAAGGTGGGAAAAAATACAGAACCCAAAAAGGGAGATGTATTCATAGATGTAGAATTGTTTGCACTCGACATGAACATTCGTCTATTCTCACCCAAAAGTGGTCGCGTGGAGAACTTCGTCGTCGGTGGAATTCTTGACATTCCATTCATGCGCCCAGAAGAGTTTGGTTACAGTGTATCCATGACGAAACGGAAAGGTATCACATATAGAAATGTAGAAACGAATAAACTCATAGTAGATAATAACATATTCATAGCTGGTAGAGACTTTTTGATAGAAGATATCTACCTCATGCATAAACTCAATCTTCGACCAGAAAAAAAGGAGAAGGATCGTCAACGTCTCCTAAAACTCGCGAAACTGGTTAACGCGAAAACGCAAACAAATGCTTCTATAGATGACACATTCAAACGTATTCAAGGAAAACTCGTGAAACGGGTCCCAACACGCAAAGTATACAGGAATGTATCTATGGCCCGGGCTTATCGCATAGATCCACAAAAGTATTCGAAATTTACAACCAAACCACAGGTGGACCGTTTATCAAAACAATTTGTACATGGTCTAAACCCAGTCTTAAATAATACAAATGTACCAGGTTACACTGCTACAAATGGTAACAAACGATTTAATTTAAATACGTTAAAGTGGAAGAAAGCTACGAATAATTCATATGTAAAGAACGAATATAAACTCAGGCCAAATAATGCTCAGAAACTCCCACCTACCATCAACAAATTGAAAACGTTATACGGATATAAACCAAGCAGAAACAAATGGGTTTCTGAGTCAATTCTAGAGAAGGCAGCGGCCATACCTTTCATCGGTTTAAAGAAATGAGACACAATATAGATATAACATGTTATACAATCCCCCAGTAAAGGGCGAAGATGGTCTCTACTTTGTCAAGGCGTTGACTGACGAAAAACGCAAGTGCCTCGTCCAGGTCAATAATGTAAAGGTTGTGGATGTATCAGGAGAGTTTATTTTCGATCTCTCTTCTAACGCCAATATTAACAAAATCGTTGAGATTGACACACGCAATCTCGAGGCAGCCGTTGAGAATTGTGAGACTTGGTTTGGTAAAAAGTTGTCAGACAATGTAATCACCGCAGCGTACACCTCCAGTCACGTCAGTCAGGAAATCACAGGCGATCTCCTTGATGTGACCAAAGTGTACAACTCCAAGCAAGAAATTATCGATACCAATTCCGTACAACCAGGGAAGGTGTGTGATGTCATCCTCGAATTCGCCGGACTTTGGTTCGCTAAGAAAACATTTGGGCCATCTTGGAATACAGTCCAGGTTAGAGTCCACGAAGATCCGGTCACCGATACATACCCAGAAGAATACGCATTTGTCGATACCCAAGATCAGTAGAAAAAAAATTGTTAATGATATATAAAAGACGACGATGGTTAAGGCCAACAATTTAAAGAAAATGCAACCCATCCTACTCGCAGTCGCTGCCGTGGTCGTGGTGTACCTGTTGTTCCAGTCCATGGAAAAGTCTGGTTACACTGAACTCTCCCCCTCCACATCTCCAGGTCCAGCGGTCGCCGCATCCAATGGAAAGTGTGCGGGCATGAACAATGGTACAGGCTTGGCGTCCTCTCTCCTCCCCCGCGAAGTTGCCACAGAGGAAGACTTTGGTCAATTTGCCCCAGAGGACATCCTCAAGGGTCAGAACTTCCTCGAGCCCCGTAAGCAGATTGGTTTCCCAGAGACCATCGGTGGTAACCTCCGCAACGCCAACCAGCAGATCCGCGCCGACCCCCCAAACCCCAAGGACCCCTTCGTTTGGAACAACTCTACAATTGTCCCAGATACAATGCAGCGTAGTTTGTGCGCTTAAAGATTAGGTGACATGTGTATATAATAATGACATCTGTCCCAAGTGATCTTTCCGAGAGCGTTTCGAAGCTTGTCAACCTTACAAAACAACTTTCAGAAGCAAAAACTGATATCAAGATTCTAAACCAGGAAGAGAAGCGCCTAAAAGAGGTTGTAAAGAAGCATATGGTTAGTCAGGGTATTGATACCATTAACCTCAGAAAGGGTAAAATTAGTATTCGTAAAAGTGTAAGGAAGTCTGGTATGAACAAGGATGCCATCAAAGATGGACTCATGAAGTTCTTCGCGGGAGACGAAGCAAAGGTTGAAGGAGCCCTAAATGCCATCCAGGATGGACTTAAAGTAACTGAATCTACCTCAATTTCATTAACTGGTATAAAGGAAAAGCCCGAAAAAGAAGATAAGTAATACACGATGGTTTGGAGCCAATATGTTTATGAAGCCACCACTGGCCTAGATTACTGCGTCAGTGATGATGAAGAATTTAACGATGACACTCCTCTGAATATGCATGACTGGGAAGTCAAATACTCAGATGAACTCACAATGTTCTGGAATACAACCAGAACCTTACTCGAAGACGCCGGAATCACCTACTCAGGAGATTACTGGGACTTTGTTGAATTTTGTTTTAAGGAACACTATAATTCTACGGAGCGCGTGAATTGGGAATATCAGGAACAAACAATATGGTTTGAAGAACGTCTTAGTCACATTTGGAGGCATCTCAAACGATGTGTGATGGAAAATGGTCTCCACGAAGAAATGATAAAGGGTGCAAGTGTATATGATTTTATGGGGTTTGCCAAAAATATTATCCGTGTATATTAAATGCTCCAAGACCTCACAGCCAACAAAGTTTTTATCCCAGCGGCGCTCTTCATAGCGCTCAGCCCGGGTGTTCTTCTAACCACTGATGGAAAAAAGCTCACATTCAAAAACGGAAAGACCAGCCAAATGGCCGTGTTATTTCACGCTCTCGTGTTCTTCATAGTCTACAGTCTTATCGCCAAGGCTATGGGTCTCGTCCTCACCAAAACGGACCTCATTGTTACGACCGTGCTCTTCCTGACTCTCAGTCCAGGTCTCCTCCTCACCCTCCCTCCAGGATCTGGTGGCGTCGTCCGCTCCGGTCAGACCAGCCTCTCGGCCGTTATCACCCACGCAGTGGTGTTCGCTGTTGTGTTCGCGATTTTACGTCGTCAATTTCCTCAATTCTACTAAGTAAGAGAATGAGGTACCTGGTTATAGGACCCGCGGCGATGGGTATATTCTCATTAATAGGTTGTCTAAAATCAATGGAAAATAATTTAACAGATGTTGAAGAAATTTCAGGATCCTCTGCGGGTGCAATTATCACGTTACTTATGGCACTCGGCATGTCCCTGGATGAAATATTTAAACTTACATTGTCTATAGATGTTACCAAGTTGATGAAGATAAAAATCACATCCTTTTACAATAATTTTGGTTTTGTAGATATGGAACCAATCCGAAAAAAACTAGTCGAAATGTGTAAATGTGATCCAACATTTAAAGATATCGATATGAAAATCTACATATCAGCATTTTGCTTGAATACATCCGAAACAGTATACTTTTCTAAAGATACACACCCGGACATGAAAGTTATAGATGCTGTGTGTATGAGTATGGCTGTACCTGTTATATTTTCGTGTGGAAAGTATAAGGGAAATACATACGTCGATGGTGGAACAATTGAACAATACCCATTGACCCCATTTTTAGACAAAAAATCACATGAAATTACATGTTTGAAAATAAAATCGGATGTAATTTTTAAAGAAAATATAAACAATCCAAAGGACTTTATAGAAACGCTAGTATTGTCAACACTATGTCTTAGATCTAGCTACGATAAACCTATAAATATTATAGAAATAAATGTAAAAGACACAAACGTATTTGATTTCAATATGACATACGAGGAGAAAATAAGATTATTTAACATGGGGTATTTGAATTGATTCTTTTTTTTGTTAGTTTAAGATATATGATAGATGCATGTGATCCCGATGTGGATATACAACTTCTGAAAAAGCTTATAAAGCTTAATACAGGAGAAAACCTTACACTAACAAGAGAACAAATTTGTCAGGTATATGACGATATTCAGGATGGAAAGTTACCACTACCACCGATGATTATGACTTCTAACAGAACATATTTAGTCGACAAGAAGTCGCCCCTCAAAGCCCAAGACTACGATATACTCTTCAGTTCATCAAGTAAGCGCAAAGACCTCAAAAGGATTGCGTATAAAGTCGGTCTCAAGCGTTTAGATCAAATGACCAAAATACAGGTTATTGATGCAATCGGAAAACGTTTAAGATATATGAAAATTCATGAACCAGTGAAGATTGGTAGGAAACAAAAGGTGGAAAGGAGTTTCAACAACACAGCAGTGAACAACACAGCAGTGAACAACACAGCAGTGAACAACGCAGCAGTGAACAATGC